CGACTCCATCGTGATGGCCGAGAGCAACAACTCGGTGGTGTTCAACTGCTCGCCCGGCGGCGGGCGCGGAGCGGTGTTGCAGGGTTCCAGCGTCAACCAACTCGCGTTCCTGATGGTCCAGACCTCCGGGGGCGAGGACGTGGGCTACGTGGGCCGGGGAACCACTGCGCGGGACACCATGCAGGTGTCGGCCAAGGGCAACGCGACCACGGCCAGGAACCTGGAACTGTCGGCCATCCCCGCAGGGGGCGGTCCGACGGGCATCGTCGATGTTCAGTCCAATTTGCGGCTGTCCGCCCATCCCAACCTGACCACGCTGGGGACCGACGCCAGCGGAAACATCGTTCAAGGCAGCGGTTCCGGCGGGTCGGGAACCAGTCAGGCGATCCCGAAGTGGACCAATTCGACCGGGGGATTGGGCGATTCGGGGGTGATGAGCGTCGTGAACAACGCGGTCAGCGTCGATTGCAACCCTTCCGACGGCGAAGGAATGACCATCGTCGCCGACGCCGCCACCCAACTCGGCTGGATAATGTTCTACGACGGCCAGGGTTTTCTTACCTCCAACCAGTACGGTTACATCGGCAGGGGCGGAAGCGACAACGCTTTGACCATTTTTTCCAAGAACGGAAAACCGCTGATTCTGGGTGCGCTGAACGGAGGCGTTGTGGAAATTCGCCAGGCGGCGCAATTGACCGCGCACGCCAACTCGACGGTGCTCGGAACCGCCTCGACGGGAGCCGTTACCAACAACACCGCCGAGGTGCTGGTCAAGAATTCCGCCCATCACGACGGTTCCATCGGCGGAGCGGCGTCCCGGTTCGCCTTCATCCGTTCGGCTAACTTTCCTCCGGCTGGCGGGGCCAGCGCGGACACCGTGTACTTCATCGTTCCTTGATCGCTATGGCCATCGCGATTGGACCAACGATTTTACCGGACAGCGGCAGCCTCAGCGTCGGGGGCACGCCGGTCAGCGAGGTTTGGGTAGGTTCAACGAAAATTTGGCCCGCAGCGGCGGCGACCAGGAACCTGTACCACTTTCGGGGGGACGATTTCATCGACACCCAGAATTGCCCCCAGACGGGCGGCGGAATTTACGACCTTCAGGAGGTCGGCGACAGCACCGTGTCGTTCTGGATCAAGTTCGAGGACGCAACCAGCTACCAGGAAATTCTCGGAAACCGGGCGACGTACACGCTGGGCGTTATGGCGGGACTGTTTCGCTTGGACCCGGGGGCGTCCTACGCCGCCCTGACCCCAATCGTCGCCAACGTTTGGTATTTCGTGACCTGGCAAATCACCGCGGTTTCGACGATAATCCAGGTCCGGGACGACGCGGGGAACAATCACGGTTCGGACGTTGTTCCGGGGGTTCCCGCCGCCAGCCCGGCCAATCCCCTTTGGTTCGGGGCGACCAATCCGAACAGCGGGTTCAGCGGATATTTGGCGGACGTTTCCATCCGGCGGAACTACCCGCCCGAGGTTCACGACGCCTACCGAATCGACGACGGAAGCGGGACCGACATCGCCAACAGCGGAACCAGCGCGAACCGATTTCCGGGTTGCTTGAGTCCGGGGACGGGTTCCTGGACCACCGACACGGGGCCGGCGTAGATTTGCACTTTGTGCAAAAGCAAAATGGTTGAAGCGAAGACAATCGCGAGAACGAGACGGGTGCTCAACGCCGAGCAGCACGATCCCGCCAGGCAGTTGCCGCTGGAGGAGGTCTGCAAGCGGGTGGTGGCGCTGGCCCAGGTCGTTTCCGGCGTCAATTTCTATCCGTATCAGGTGCGGATGACCCACCGTTTGGTGGAGTCGCTCCTGAAGCACGACGGCGAGGTGATCACCGCCCTGTTCAGCCGCCAGTCGGGCAAATCGACGTGCGTGGGCGCCATCTCGGCGGCGTGCGCGATGATTCTTCCGATTTTGGCGCAGAAGTTTCCCGACGATTGGAAATTGAACATCACCGACCATCTGGGCAACTACCGTGGATTCGCCAACGGGTTGCGCGTGGGCATTTACGCCCCCCGGCTCGAACAGGCGAACGTCACCTTCGACAACGTGAAGCGGTGTTTCGAAACCGATACCGCCAAAAAGGTGCTTGCGGAGCTGCAACTCCGGTCCAGCACGTTCAACGGCAACACCGTAAGGCTGAACACCGGCTCCCGGGTGCTTTGCCAGTCGGCCTCCGAGCAGAGCCGCATCGAGGGCCAGACCCACCATTTGCTTATTGTGGAAGAATGTGTGACAGGCGGCACATTGGTAAGCGACGCCTCCGGCCCGAAAAAGACAATCCGAGAGATTGTCGAATCGGGCGAATTGCCCGTCGTACTCAGTTTTGACGGCGAGAGGTTGGTTCCCGCTCAGGTGACCGCCGCCGCGTCGATGGGAGTTCGCAAAATCGTCAGGCTCACCTTCGACGACGGAACGGCCCTGTCGTGCACGCCAAACCACAAAATCTACACCGAAGAATGCGGATGGGTTGAGGCCGAAACCGGACTGAATTTAAGCCTTGTGTCAATAGAGGGATTACCGTATTGTGAACGGAATGCTGACGCAAGAGCAGAAAGACTTGTTGAACGGAACCCTGCTGGGGGACGGTTACATGTCGCCAAGCGGCCAGTATCAGGCGTCCCATTGCCGAGCGCAGAAGGAGTACCTGTGGCACAAGTTTCGACTTATGCGGTCGCTGTGCACGCCGTCGATGCGCCCCAAGACGGTCCCGAACCAGGCTCCGAACACGTTCATTGTCCGGTTCGTAACCCGCAGCCATCCTTTGTTGAAGCCGTACCGGCGACTGTTCTACCCGAACGGGAGGCGAATCGTTCCGCCGAATTTGAAGGAGCTGCTAACCCCGGGAGCGTTGGCCTACTGGTACATGGACGACGGAAATCTAGACCGGGGAAAATACCCGAAAATTTCGGTCGCGAGAAAAACCACGGAAGAACTCCGATTGATTCAGGATGTCTTTCAGGACAGCTTCGGCTTGGAAACAACCGTTCACGGAACGTGCTTGTCCATCCGACTGAAATTCGTTCCGCGATTCATGGCTCATATCCTGCCGTTCGCCGTTCCGAGCGCGAGCTACAAATTTGCGAGCGAACTGAATTTGGACTGCCGATGCGCGATTTGCGGGAAAACATTCATCCCGTACAAGAAGCAAGGCAGGAACCAGTATTGCTCTCCCCGGTGCCGCCTCGAATGGAACAATCGGTATCGCCGGACTGCCGAGTGGAAAGCCAAGAAAGCGGACTACGACCGTCGTCGAAGAGAATCGTTGAAATAGCGCCTGCGGGGGAGGAGGAGGTTTTCGACCTTACCGTCGAGGGAACGCATTGTTTTTTCGCCAACGATGTCCTGGTTCACAATTGCCAGGACGTTTCCGACATCAAGCTTCGGAAATCGCTTTCGCCCATGCTCGCCTCGACGATGGGCACGATGGTGCAGGTGGGAACGGCGGGCACGAAAAAGTGCTACTTCTACAACTCCATTCAGGAGAACCGGAGAATGGAGATGCTGACGGGCACGGTGAACAATTTCTTTTTTCCGCACACGATTTGTTCGCAGTACAATTCGCTCTACGCCCGGTTCATCGAGCGGGAGAAGGCTCGCTTGGGCGAGGAGAGCGACGAGTTTCTGCTCAGCTACTGCGGGTTCTGGCTTTTCGAGCGCGGCATGTTCATCGTGCAGGACGCCCTGTTCCATCCCCGGGTCGCCCAGATCGGAGGCCCGTGGTCGAAAATTTACGGTGGCGTTGCGGAGCTTCCCGATACCGTCAAAAGCATGCCGATTGTGGCGGGCATCGACTGGGGTTCGATGCACGATTCGACCGTGGTTTGCCTGATGGCGGTGGACTGGAACAATCCCCAGGAGTCCATTTCGGCGTCCCAGGTTACGGGTTTGCACGTTTACAACGCCTTCAACAAGCATGTGGTGGGCTGGATCGAATTTCGGGGGGACGACTACGAAACCCAGTTCGGCAAGCTGATGGAGATATTCTCCCGGTGGATGCCGAACCTGAAGAAGATCACGACCGACAGCAACACCTCGGGAAAACCGATGTTCGACCGGTTGGTGGCGACATACGCCAGGGACAACATCGAAGTGGAGCCGTTCGACTTCAACGCCAAAAGGAAGTCCAACGCCTACAAGAGCCTGAGCGCCGACTTCGGCTCCAAAAGACTTACGTTTCCGGCTGGACCGGAAGCCAGGAAAACTCAACTGTATCGTAATTTCGTGACTCAGATGCTGGACTTGCGAAAGGAGTACCGCAACGGACTGATGCAAGTGGCGCATCCTGACGAGAAGGGCGCGAGGGACGATCACCCCGACGCCCTCGTGTTAGCGGCTTGGGGGGCTCAAACGCCGTCGTTTCTGGGAGATTACGAGTTCATCGACGGCAATCCGTTTATGGGGCACTGAATCGTGGGCACAACCACTGCAACGGGAAGGTACGGCGCGACGAACGTCTCAATGACGACGTTCAAGCGGTCGGAGTTTTCGGGGTTGACCGACAAGTACATGTTTCCGACCGAGGTTCCCTCGACGCCCGTGGACTTGTCCGAGGCCATCAAAGGGGTGGCCCCCGCCGACGTTTCGGGTTCGGTCCTTTCGGACGGGTACGTCAACCGCGCCAGCGAGCGGCTTTCGGGGTATCGCCACTATTGGCGCTTTTACCAGGGCAGGCAGTGGACGGTCGAATACGACGGCGGGGACCGCAAGCCGGTTTACAACTACTGCAAGAAGGTGGTCAACAAGCGCGCCTCCTGGTTGACCGGTCGGGGATTTCGGCTGATTTCCCAAAAGGGCAACGAGACGGTGGCGACGCTGTTCGAGAAGGTTTGGGCGAAAAACCGGGGACGGAGCCTGATTCGCCGAACGTCGAAGTTCTCCTTCTGCTTCGGCGACGGCTTCTGGTACTTCACGCCCCAAACCAAGGACGCCTACGGGAACCCGCTTCCGAAGGAGCGGTGGTTCGTTCGCATCGTCCCGCTGAATCCTCAGTTTTGCTTCCCGATTTGGTCGGAGCAGGACCCGAACGTGATGGCGGCGTTTTTGCTCCAGTTCCCCGTTTGGGACTCCGGGGGCAGCCGAACCCGGCTGTTCTCCTGTCTGATGGACGTGGAAAAGGTCCAATACTACCTCGACAACGACAAGGTCGGCACGGTGGCCAATCCCCTCGGGGTTATTCCGGTGGTCCACATTCCGCACGATCCGCAAGGGGACCAGTTGTTCGGCACCTCGCTGCTGCACAACGTGACGGACCTGAACGAGGAGTACAACAACACGTCGCTCTCGATCAAAAAGATCATCAAGTACCACGGCGAGCCGACCACCATCGTTTACGGGGCCAGGATGGGGGCGATGGAGCGGGCCGCGAACAAGGTCTGGTCGAATCTGCCGCCGCCGGATCAGGCGAAGGTCGAGAATCTGGAGATGCACTCCGACTTGACGGTGTATCTGGAGTACCTGACCCGCATCGAAGCGAACATCTACGAATTGGCGCGGACCCCGAGGATCGCCTACGACTTTCAGAACATCCGGGTGTCGAACACTTCGGGCATCGCGATCCAGTTGATGTTTCAGCCGCTGATCGAGGCCACCCTGGACGAGCAGGACCAGTACACCGAGGCCATCACCCTGGGGAACGAGATTATCTATCGCATCCATCTCCACATTTTCGGGGAGGACTTGACCCAATTGGGGGACGACGCCTACCGGGGACTGGAAATGGAGGTGCAGTGGATTTCGATGCTGCCCAAGGACGAGCAAATCGAAATGGATTTGGCGTTGAAGAAGATTTCCTCGGGGATTTGGAGCAAGGCGGAGGCCATCCGGCGACTCAGCGGCGTTCGCGACACCGAAAAATTGGCGCTGGAACTGGCCGCCGACCGTCAGGACGAAGTCGGCTACGTCGAGCAGCGGGCTCGGGCGGAGGCGATGAAGCCCTGGAATTACTCGGCTTCGTTCCTCGGTTCGCCGTTCCTGAGCGAGGATTTGATTGACACGGCTTCCCAAGTCGGAGAATTTTCCGCAGCCGAGACCGACACCGGAGACGACGGTCCAGAAAACGGTTCCTCCCCGGATTCCGAGGAAGATTCCGGCGGAGACAGCCGGGAAAGCGACGGAAACGGCTCGGTGGACGAGCCCTAGCAGAAAGCAAAATCATGGCCATTACCACTCAATCCTCCCGAAACGAACCGAGCCGAAAGGCCGTCAATACGACCCGCTCGGCCCAGTTCTCCCAGGGCAGCGGCGCAATGTCCGTCCCGGGGACGGATCAATCGGCGGGCGGCAGCTCCTTGAAGCTCGGATACTCCGGGCGAAGCACCGCCGCCGCTCCTTCGACGATGAACGCGGGTCGGGGAAATCTCGATTCCGGCGGAGTCGAAGTTCACCACAACGACGGGTTGGCGAGCATCCGAACGGGCAGCACGAGTCCGTCGCGTTAGGTTCGATTTGCACAAAGTGCAAATTCAGCGGCCGTAAAATCCAATACTGCATAAGGACATGCCAGACAATCCTCAGACTCAAACGGGCGGACAGACGACCGGCGGCGATTCGAGCCAATCCTTCGCGTCTTCGCCGCAAACGGTTCCCTCGGCGCAGCAGAGACCGGCGCAGCAGACGGCCCCGGCGGCGGGGCAGTCCCCCTCTTCGCCCCCGGCGTACCGAGGCGAAGAGAACGTGGCGGACATGCAGCGGTTTCAGTTGCAGCAGGCGGTGGAAAAGGCCCGTTTGGAGGAACGGGCCAAGTTGCACGAGCAGATTTCAGGTCTGATGGTCCAGAATCAGCAGTTCGAAAAGCAACTGGAGGATCTGCGCCGGCAGACGGAGGCCCAGGCGACCGAATTGACCGCTTTTCGGGAAGCCGCCGACTCGCAGGGGAAAATTGACATTCAAAAGGCTATCGAACAGGCGACCTCGGCGGTTTCGAAGAGGGTTCAGGCCACCTACGAGCAGTCGATAGCCAAGTTGCAACAGGACTTGCAGCAGGAAAGAACTTTGCGCCAACAGCTTTTCGCGCAATCGCTCAAGCAGCGGATGATCGAGGAAGCGGGCGGCGCATCAGCCTTGATACCCGAATTGGTCACGGGGACGACGGAAGAGGAGATTCGAGCCTCGATAGAGAACTCGAAGGCCATCTACCAGAGAACCCTGGCCCAAATAAACTCCGGATTGATCAATCCGGTTGCGCCTCAGCAGCCAATGAAGCCGATGGTTGGATACGGAAGTGCTGGGACTGGTGCAGCAAGCCTTGCCGGAACGCCGCAGCCTATGTCGGGGATTCCTCCGACGGGGGCTTCGCAGCAAAGCGTTCCGCCAATGGGATCAAGCCAGACGGAAGGGAGCGGAGCCGTCAGAACCATGTCGATGGACGAGTACCGAACCAATCGGGAAGCCCTGAAGCATCAGGCCGCCGCTCGATACTCAGCACCCCCCGTGTAACAGCGGGTTCACAAATCGTAAAATCGAAAGACTAGGTTATGCCCTATACGACAGGCGAAACCAATGTGATTACCGCGGGCCATACTGGTCCGAGTTTTTACACGTTGGACAACATGCTGCTGGACGTTTACTCGAAAGAGATTCTGTTCCAGGCGCAGCCCATTCTTCGGTTCGAGTCCGTGGCGCAGAAGCGGACCGAGCTGTTGACCACTCCGGGTTCGACAATCAAATTTCTGCGCTACAGATCGTTGACCGGCGACAGCGCCATCGCGGAAACCGTGGCGATTGCGCCCGACTCGATGGAAACCGAGTTGGTCAGCATCTCCGTGGGGGAACACGCCAAGGCGCTGGCGGTCAGCGAATTGCTGTTGCGCCAGGCGGTGGATTCGGTTCTCGACCGGGCGGCGACGCTGCTCGGCATGCACTACGCGAAGGGACGGGACGCCATGCTGCGGACCTCCCTGTTGAGCTCCCCGAACACGATGTACGCCAACGGGAAGGCGGACCGCTCCGCTTTGGTTGCGGGCGACGACCTGAGCGTGGCCGAAATTCGTGACGCGGTGGAGGCGTTGGCGACGCTGAAGGCCCCGAAGTTCGGCGGCGACGCCTATGTGGCGTTCGTGCATCCGCACCAGGCCCGCAAGCTGCGGGACGACGCGGCGTGGACCAACATCCAGAACTACGCTTCGCCGGGCAACATGCTGACGGGCGAAATCGGGCGAATCGAGGACGTGCGCTTCATCGAGACCACGATGGTGACGTACATCGACGATACGGGCGCAATCTGGGCGGACGGCGAGCAGGTGGGAACCGGCGCCACGCCTCTTCCGACGATCAACGTGTACCAGTCGATCATCGTCGGCGACTACGCGCTGGGCCTGGCCGAGGGGCTGCCCGTGGAAATGCGCGACAACGGCGTCCAGGATTTCGGCCGCCGCCACTCCCTCGCCTATTACGGCATTTGGGGTTCGGGTCTCATCGAGGAAAATCACTGCATGATTATCGAGA